AGGAAGTCCTTCGTCGGCATGCGGTAGGCGGCATTGAGTCCCGCGCCGAGAAAGTTTTTGGCAATGGTGGACGCTTTCCACGCCAGTGCGAGATAGGCTTGCGAGGAAATCACGGTTTCCATGAGCCAGCTGGATTTCGGATTGTTGAAGCCATTGCCATCGATGGCCTGCATCCACTTTTGCAGCGCGTTGGCCGCCTCCGGACTGCGTGCCATGAGAGCTTCCTTCACCTCCGGGCGCCCAAGCACGCCGTGGATTTCCCGCGAGATTTCCGCCAGGGCCTTCCAGTGTTCCGTTTGGTTGAGGTGATTGAAATAGATCTTGAAGGCGCTTTCCGCCCTCGGCTTGGCGAGGTGCCGCTTGCGGTCCTTGAGGAATCCTTGCTTGAAACCGCCCTCCACGATGCCGCCGCCATCGACATTCATCGGCGACTCGTCGCCCTGGGAGAAGAATTTCCCGGGCGTGTAGTTTTCCGTCTGTTTCAGATCGACGCCGAACATGCGGGCGAAGAGTGCGCGCAGCGGTTCGTAGTTCCCGGCGTATTCGCTGGCGAGGTGCTCGCGCATGCCTTGTGCGGCAGTGCTGAATTGGGCTTCGAGTTCCGCTTGAAACTCCTCGCCCATGCCATGCAAGCGCATGCCGGGCCGATAGCCGTCCTGCGCCCACATCATGCTCAGATAGATCGCTTCCGTGGTGGTGAATTCTACGGGGTCCGCTGGCTTACGCGTGACGCGTTGCAGAGTGAGGAATTCTTTCTGGCTGTCTGCCGGCAGTGCCTCGAATTGTTCGGTGAGTTGCGCGCTTTCCTGCGCCGTGAGACCGAGGCTCTTCTTCTTCTCCGCATCAAAGAAGGTGTCAATTGGCACCTTGAACGTTTCATGAATCTCCGGGCGCACCGATGCCTTGATATCGGCGACGTTCTCCATATCCCACAGCATGCGACGGGCGGCCCGGCCTTTCAGTCCGGTCGCTTGTTCCATGGCGGTTTTCCAGCGTTTTTGCGCTGCAATAATCGCCCCGGTGCGGGCGCGGAACGCCTCGCGGGTGGCGGTGGCCCAGCGCTTTGCAAGCACGCTGTCCCGGCCAAAGGTCTTTTCCAGCACCTCGCGGAAAGACAGCATCGACCACGCGATATCCTTGGTTTTGCCGCGCAGCGTCTTGGCCGCCTTGCGCGTCTCGGCCACATCAGAATCTTTCGGATTCCCTAACTCCTTGAGCGCTTGAGTGCCAAGGGCGCGCACTGCCGTGATGCGGGCTTCTTCCGTGGTGCGCCAGGCGTTGCGGTTGGTTTCGTAAACTTCGCGGAGTTGTTCGATGGCGCGGCCCATTTCCGCCGCGCTCTTATCGGCGAACGCGCCGTAGGTCATGAGAATCTGGTAACGTTCGGCGGCGTTGGCCAGTTCGTCGTCGGTCATTTCATCCATCTTGCTATCGAGCACGGCCATTGCCCCAGTGATGTCATCGGCGCTCATGTGGCGCACTTGCTTAACCTGTTCGAAATACCGGTGGCCTTCCGCCCCGAGTTTGCCCTTGGCTTTTTTGCCAGCCTCGCGCTTGGCGTCGGACCGCTCAATGAGCTTGTCGAGCATCTTGCCGTATTCCTTGCCGAGCCACTTTTCGATTTCTGCATCCGCCTTGGCGATGCGTTCGTTGAGGAATTTCAGGCGGGCCTCGTCGGTGCCGAGCTTGGCGAGTTGGGTGTAGCCGCCGATGCGGCCGCGCACTTCGGGCGGGAGCACGGACAAGATGCCGTCGAGCATGGCGAGGGCGCGCAACAGGCGCTGGCGGGGCGAGTAGTTGGCAGCCTCTTCCTTGAGGCGTTCGTTTTCCCAGGCGTTGGCTTCCTCCTTGGCTTGCAGGCGGGCCTTGCGCAGGTCCTCTTGCGCGGCCTTCATGAATTCCCTCATCTTCGTCACGCTCTTTGCCTCGCGCTGGAGAGCGTCCCACATGGCGTCTGGAGTGGGGGAGTTGATCAAGCCCGCGTCGAAGAGTTCTTGCGCGGCTTGATCCGGCATGAGTTCGCCACCGAAGAGCGAGCGGGAGGCCGCCCCCGCGCCGTCGTAGTCGCCTTGTTTTTTCGGATCGAAAAACGTCTCGCCCCGCGCGGCTGCCGCCGACTGCGACATGAGACGGCCGCGCAATGGCGTGTCCGGGTTGGCTAGGTAGCCATGCACCGGTTGCGCTTTGAGTTGCGCCAGCTCCTTTTGATCCAGAATCCCGCCGTGGCGGGCGTGCGCCTCGTCTTCGAGCTCTTCCCGGCGCAGGGCTTCGCGCATGTTGCGCTCCTTGCGAATCGATGCGGACTTGCGCGGGTCTTCGATGGCCTTGCGTTTGTAGCCCTTGCCGAAGGCGATGCCGAGCTCGTCCTTGTCGCGCTTGAGTGCGCCGAGCTTGTCGAGCATGCGGGTGAACATGGCGGCCTTGACGCGTGGGTCCTTGATGCGGGCGGCGGCGTTGAGTTGCAGGCCCTCGACCATCGACGCGGGCGCGAGGGAAAGCGGAGAGGATTCAGACGCTACTTTGACGGCAGCGGGAAGTGTGTCCTTGATTTCCTCCAAAAAACCGCCTATGGTTTGAGCGGGTCCGGGCTTTGAGGACGCTGAAGATTCTCCGGAATCCGAAAGCGACTCCTCTGGAAGTCCGGGCCTGTTTGTTTTATCGAACAAGCCAAATTCATAAAAGACGGATGCTTCGCCGCTTTTCGGATCAAGAGCGTTGAACCATGCGACCGCCGCCTTGCCATCGATCACAACTGGCATCGCAAAATAGCTCACTGCGTCATAAGTGGCTTCCTTGCCACCTTTCGAAGGGATAGCCCCAAGATAAACAGACTCCTCTGTGATCCCTTCGATTTCTTTTGCCGCCCGGAATGCGGTTTCTTTGCGTAACTTGCTCGGTGCCTCCCGTTTGCTGGTGCCCGTGAAAGTGATGCTACGTTCGCTGTCACGATTGGTCAGAGTCTTGCCAACCAAATGATTTGCAATGTGTTCCCTAATGGCTTTATGCCAGTCCTTTTTTGCCCCGGGCAGCGCCGCCGTGGTAATCACCAGTGGTTTGATTGGTCGTGAATTGCGCTCCACGCTGGAAGGCACCAGACTGAACGGCGCGTCCACCTCCAGCGCCGCTTCGCCAACGAGCGCGGCGGCCTCATCGCGGGCCATGCCGTTGTGTTCCGCCTGGTGATCGCGGCCGGTGAGCTTGTCGAGGAAGGCCTCGTAGCTGGCCATGTCGAAGCGGCCTTCACGAAAGCCCTTCTGCATGGCGAGGACGCGCGCGGAGGAAAGCCCGAAGACGCCGCGTGCGCCGTCGAGGAGGGCGCGGAACTTGCCCAGGCGTTTTTCGCCGACGAGTTTCGAGAGCGCGAGCAGGTTGCGCGAAATGATGCCGGGGGAGATTTTAAGAGTCTTGTCATCCTTGGCGCGCTTGCGGGTGCGGAGGATTTCCGCCTCGGCGATGTGGGAAATCCCTTCGTTGATCATGTCGTCGGTGATGTCCGCCTCCGCAATTCCTTCGGGCAGCAAGGCGAGTTTTTGCCCGGCGTTGCGGCCCTTGGTCAGCACCTTGCCTTGCATCACGGTATTGACGGCTTTCACGAATTGCAGCTTGTCGGCGCGGTTGATCGCGCCCGCTGCTTCCGCCCGGCTCACCATGCCGTGCACGGTCTCATGCACGATGGTTGTCACGCTCGCCCCGTGAAACAGGCGGTTGGTGAAGGTCCGCACCAAGCCGCGCGCTTCCGCTACGTTGCGGCCGAGCGCGGCGTAGGTGGTGGAGCCATCGCCGCCGTTGACTTGTTCTTGCATGGCCGCCTGCCGGGTGAACTGGTCGATGCTGGCCGGGTCTTCCGCCGCTGCGACCGCCTCGGTGTAAACCGTGCTCAGCTCAAAACTGTTCTTGGCATTCGGGTCCCCGGCCATCGCCAGCGCCTCGTCCCCGGCTTCCAGCATCGTGGCCAGATAGGCCACGCGCTCAGACTTCACGTCATCGAGGGCGGCGCTGTGCGCCATGGCAATGCGCATCGCCCCGGGCATGTCGGGAGCCGTGCCGACTTCCTCCTTGGTCTCGCTATCGAGCACGGCGAAGCCCTCTCCGGAGCGGATGATGTCTGGCACCAGCCCGGAGGCTTTCGCGGCTTCCATGGCGGCGCGTTGGGTGGCGGCCTCGGCTTCAAGTTTTTCGTTAGCCAGCTTGGCCGCCTCTCCCTGCGGATCGAGGGTGGCTAGCATGCCGTCTGCGGCCTCGACCTGAGCCCCCATGCCATCCGCCATGCGGAAATTCGAAATGCCTTCCGGGGTGGCACCAGCTGCAAGCAGTTGCGTGTCTGAGGCGGCTTGAAGCTCAGCGATGCGGGAGCGGTCCGCAATCACCCCTTTACCGCCCAGGATGATCGAGATTGGAAGCATGGTGAGGATGTTTTGCGCGCTGTCTTTCCAATAGCCATCGAACACCCCGTTCTTGCCGTTCTGCCAATCGATATGATCCACATCCATCTTGAGCGCCGCCGCTGCGTTCTGCACCAGATCCGGCAGCAGGCCTTGCCATTGCTCTATGGTGCCCTCTTGCATCGCGCCCGCCGTGACGCGGGCGAGCATGACAGCACTCTTGCTTTTCATGCGCCTGGTGGCGGCCTGCATGGCCTTTTCGAAAATGGGCAGCTTGCCCGCGAAGGCTTTGATTTGCAGCTTCTCCAAGAGGAGTTCCGGCACGGCGACGATGGGCGCGAGGGTCAGCGCCTTGTCGGACGCTTCCTCGTAGGAATCGCCCACAGCTTCGAAACGGCCCCGGAATTCTTGATAGGCGCTTTCGTGCGCATTTGCGGCAAAGGCCATTTGCCCGAAATAAGGAACGGCGGCGGCCGCCGTGGTCGCCAGTGCCCCGGGCGCGGAATATAAGGCGGACTCGGCCACGCGCGCCCATGATCCGTCATCGCTTAGCCAGTCGATCTTGTCGAAGGAAGTTTGTTCGGCGCGTATGACGTCGGCTACAAAGTCAGCGCGCTGGCGGTCGGCGGCGTCGGCCGCAACCCGTTCGGGGGACGTATCTTCAGCGAGCCCCATTTGCAGAAAGGAATCATAATAATCCTTCTCGGCCGCCGTGACAGCGAATTGCCCCACATCCCGCCCGGTCTGTTGTTTGAGGTTGGCCCAGAGTTCCTTGCGTTCCGGCTCCGGCAGCGCCTCGCTGGCCGTTTTCAGGGCCTTCATGAATTCCCCCCGGGTGGCGGCATCAGGCATCGCGCGATAAGCGTTTTCTGCCGCAGCGCGCACGCCGGACTTGGCGCGGAAGGCCCCGAACACATCCGCCAGCGGCTCGGCAAAGGGTTCCATCTTCTCGCGCAGATGGTTCCGCTGTTCGTAGAACCTCGAATGCAAATCCGCATCCTTGCCCGGCTTGTATGCGGGGGATGCTTGGAACTTTTCCCGGACCCCGGCCCAGACGCCCGCGTTGTGCGTCGGATCGACCATGGAAATGGCCGCCGCCTTCGCCGCCTCACTGGCCAGCGAGGTGTAGAGCTCCTTTTCCTCCTTGCGCCCCTGTGCGGCCTTGACGAGCTCGCCGTGGAATTCATCGGCATCGAGCGCCCCCTTGCCGCCGAATTCCTTATGCGCGATGCTGGCGCGGTAAAGATCCGCAGCATCGGCGGATAGGTCAGGTTGGCCGGTCTTGAGGCGCAGGTAGCCATGCACCACGAACGCGCGCTTGTCTTTTTCCTGATCATCGCTGAACTGGTTGGGCGGGAGCGGATGCTTCTTGAAAAAATCAGGGTCCAGCAAGGCGGAATCCAGCTTTTCCAGATAGGCGCGTTGTTTCTTGCGCGCCTCCTGCATGCGCGCGGCTTCCTGTTCCTCCCATGGCCGGGCCATTTCCTCCGCCATCGGCGAGGCAGCGGATTGCGGGATGCCAGCGGTAAGCGGCAGCGTGGCCCCGAGTGGCGAGGTGCTGGCGGAGGCGAAGCCCCCTTCAAGGGATGCGGTGATCATGGTTCGGGAAGATCGATAGTGAAAGTGGAAGGGGCCGCCATTTCCTCGCGGGTCGGCAGCACGCCAAATGCGGGGTCAAAGCCGGATTCATCGATGCCGGCATCCATGGCGGATTGCCAACGGGTAGGACCCACGGCGCGGGCCATCTCCGCTTTCACCTTGGCGTCGTCTTCGGCATCCTTCGGATGGGCGGCGGCCCATTTTTCCATGTGGTCAAGTACCCGGCCATAAGCGGCAATCGCGTTCATGCGTCCGGCTTGCGCTTTTTGGGATTCCTCCGGGGTCTTGGGAATGACGTCCTTGCGTTCGATAATCGCTTGGGCGGTCCGCTGAGTGTATTCGTCAGCGGTCTTGTTTCCCGAAAACTTCGGATACAGCCTTAGAAACGCTGCCTTCCGCTTATCCTTGGAGAGCTCCGGATTCATGATCTCATCAGCCTGATCAGGGGATGCCCCCAGCGCCTGCAACTTCGCGCCGTCCTGAAAGAAGTCATCGCCGATGGCATCATCCACCGTCTGCGGCTTGTCGATCAGTGCTGCCCCGAAAAGACCGCCCTTGGCCGTCTCCTTGAGTATGCCGAGATTCAGCTTCAATGCGGTAGGCGGATCTGTTTTTCCGGTGAGTTTCGCCTTCATCTGCGCACTCAGTGAGGACTTGATAGGCCCCTCTTCGATGCGCTCCAAATAGCTCTGAAGATCGTATTGCCGGGATACGTCGTCAGTATCCAGATTATCCAGCCCGGTGGACACCATGCCAATCATGCGCTCCTGGTAGGGCTTACTTTTCCAGCTGTCTTGGAGAGCTTTATTCGTGGATTTCTCCATGTCATCGCCGATTTTCTGGATGAGGTTCGCGCCGAGCTCATCCTCCCATTCTTTGAGTTGATCGCGCTTCACGATCTTTTTCGCGGCGATGGCATCACTGATGTTGTTGAGAATTCCCGCCTGCTCTTGCGCACGGGCTACGCGGGCGCGGTCGCGGTGTTTGGCATAGAGTTCCTTGTCCGCCCCTTCGGGTGGTTCGGGCGATTCGTAATCCTTCCAGACCTCGATGGGGTTGGCGTTGATGCGCGCTTGCTCCGCATCGAAGGCGGCCTTGGTTTGGTGATTTTTGGCGTGCTTGCGGTTGGCTTGAATGTCGGACTTCTCCTCTTCAGGCAGCAGGAGCTTTTTCCCGGCCTCACGCAGGCGCTGCTCGGCCTGATCATGAAGTCCAGCGTCTTGGAGCTCGCGCACTTCATTGGTCAGTGCCTGCCTGGCCCGCGCGACGGTTTGGCGTGTCTTGTCGAGCATCACATCGTTCTGCGAGGTTTGCGCCCAGCCTTGGAAGGTGGCATCCAGTTCCGCTTTCATGAACGGGCTCATGCGTTCTTGGAAAACCTTCTCGCGCGCCTTGCCGACGCGCTCCCCCATATCCGCCTCCCACGCCGATTCATCGGGATTCTGCATGCGGAATTCCTGATGCTCGGCAAAGGCTTGCTGCATGGCCAGGCGGGCATTGCTTTTTACGCCCTGATCCTGCGCGTCTTGGAATTTTAAGCCGATGTCACCCACCGTCTCAGCGGCGCGGGTAACGTCATTGCCTGCTTTCTGCATTGCATTGCCGACGGCCATCGCCGCGCCCATGGATGGGGTGGCAGGGTCATAGCGGCCGGAAAGGTTGGGATTGAGGTCGGGGATCAGTGCCATGGGGTTTATCTTACAGGGATTGCTTTAGGGGCATTGCTGGTGTCGGTGCCGGTGTTGGTGCCGGTGTTGGTGCCGGTGCCAAACGCGCCGGACTTGTAGGCGTTGCCAGCGATGCCAGCGGTATCAGATAGCAAGGTGCCGTAAGCACTGATGCGGGTAGCGGCCGCTTGTTGGCGGCCTTCCCACAGCGCCACCGCGCCGGAACGGCGTTGGTTGCTGGCCTCCATGGCATTGCCTCGGGCCGCGTCTTGAATCCGCAGCTCCATGCCGCCCGCCGTCTCCGCGAAGACGTCCATGCTGGAACCATCCATCACCACGCCACTGGTGCCATGATCCGCCCGCAGCCGGGCGAGAGCGCGGCGTTTGTTGATGCGTTCCCGTTTGATGGCCTCCGCGCCTTCCAGCTCGGTATTGCGCGCGGCCATTTCGGCGGCCTTGTTCTGAGCCTTGGCGTTGTCCTCGGCGGCTTCGGCGGCGTTCTTGCTGCCTTGGTAGGAAACGGCCGCACCGGCTGCCGCGCTTATTGCGCTTATTGCGGCGAAGACATAAAAAAGATCGTCGAATACGAATACGGCAAGCCAGGTGAAAGGGTCCATAAGTTAGAGATTCTTTACAAGGTGAGTGCAGCCGGTGGCGGCGATGGTGAAGCCGCAGGCTTGCGCTTCCCGCAGCATGCCCGCACGTTCCACTGAAGCGAAGAGGACGCGGGCACCGCCAGCCCGGGCCGTATCGGCAAGCGAAAGAAACACCGCCCGGCAGGCGGCACGGGTGAGGGCGGGACCGCAGCCCGGCTTACTCACCAGCCAATCGAGCATGGCCACCCGGCAGCTGGGGGGCGTGTAAAGCCACGCGGCCGCCAGCGGTTCGCCTGCCTCATCCAGCGCACAGGCCCCGGCAGGCGGCAGCAGGTCGGCAGGCATCGGGCCATCGTCGCGCGCGGGCCACCACGGCAGGATTTTTCCCAGCGTCTCGGAAGTAACGGGTTCAACGCGCATCGCCAAAGTAGTTGAGTTTGATTGCCAGTGAGCGGATGCCGAAGGGGAAGGGCTCATCGGAGATCACGCAGAAATCCCCGGCAGTGCTGTGGCCGCCGTCGAATTGTTTTTCCCCGGTCTCGCCGGAAAACAACGCGGCGGACGATCCGGCATTGATGGGGTCGAACTTCGTGCCGTCCGGGTTTTCGCCCATCTTGCCCCCACGGGCGCGGTGCAGGCTCAGGGTGAGCGAGTGAATGCGCGCCTCGCGGCTGCGGCTTGAGCCATTGTCCATGCTGGTTTCGGGGGTCATGGGCATCAGCTTCGCGGCATAGGGTAGGCCCACGGTCACCGGCCCGGTCTTGCCCGTGAAGAACTCGGCGGACAAAACAGCGGGGGCGAGGGCGGTGCCGTTGTTCCAGCCTGCCACGGTTTGGCCGTCCAAGTGGTGGCCGGTGAGCGAGTAGGGGGAAGTCAAGACCGTGTAGGAATCCAGCCAGCGCCCGTCGTCGGCGGCATTCAGCAAGCCTGGGGCCATCCGCTCGATGCAAACTTGACCGTTGCGCAAGGCGGCTATCCAAACCTCATCCTCGCCCGGCTTGCGCAGGCAAGCCACGGAAAGCACGGTGCCGGTGGTCGGGTGGCGGGACCAGCCTGCGATGTTCTGGCCGCGCTCGTAGGTCATGGAGAACAGCTTGCCACCTGCCACGAACCAGGCGATTTGAAAGGGATTGTGGGTGAGCGCGAAGTCGATAATCGGCCCATCGCTGAAAAGGTGCTCGGCGAGCAGGGTTAGATTGCCGTCTTCGTAGCGGTCCGAGTCAAAGCGGTAAGACAATTCGCGCAACGCCCGGCCGCCATTCTGCACGAACAGGGTGGCGGCGTTCGTCCGCAATGCCCCCGGCGCTTCCGCGTGCGACCCGATGGATGAGTTACGGGTGGCCATGCCGAATTCCGGGGTGATCGCCTTATCTTCCGTTTCTCCCCGTAGGGAAAATTCCGCCACTCCTGAGCCGATGATAAGCGAGCGGTCACTCGCTAACCAACTAATCGGCTCGCGTTGGCCGATCATCACGGTATGGGCAAACGCTTGGTCGGCATCCGTGCCGTGTTCGAAATTCGAGTAATCATCGGACGCACTGCCCCACACGGTATGCGTACGGCGCGCGGTGGAAGCGAGGATCAGGCGGCCTTGATGGATTTCGAGCGCGCGCGGATACCCTTGATAGCCGCTCCATGCGCCTTCCGCCCAATAGCGCGTCGTCACGTTTTCGACCGGAGAAACCACTTCGACTATTGCGTTCATCGAGTCGGTCACCGTGAGGATTTTCACCACCCCGCGCATGTAGGCGTCTTCCGCAGAAAGGATGGCATGCGCCCCGGTGGTTCCGCCCTGGTGGTTGCTGTATTTGATGCGCAGCAAGACCCGCCCGTCCGTCTCGCCCTCGGCGCTGGCGTTGCGCGGGGAGGCAGTGGAGGATTGAAAGGTGCGAATCGCCACATACGTGACGCCGCCGTCCGTGGATTCCTCGACGTGATAGGTGCCATACCACGTGCCTGCGGTGGTGAAGGTCCAGCGCCCGTTCACCTTGAGTACGGCAGAATAGAGCGGGGCCGTAGTCGTCACCCCATACGCCCGCACCGTTTCAAATTGCCACGGTTCCCGTTTGGTTGAGATTTGGAATAATGCCCCGGCGTGGCTCGCATCAAACAAGGCCTTGTTGGAAATGAGGGAAATTTCCTGCCCAGCAGGGGCCGCGCTGTCGAGTGTGGACTCGTTGGAAGGAAGCCAAATGAGTTTGAACCCATCGAATTTAAGGATCCTGTTATCGTAATAGTTCCTGGTCGGGGCCGTGTTTCCCTGGGAAGGGGTTGACCCGCCTGTTTTGGCTTCGTCATAGCCGATGAAGGTAATCACCCGGGTTGTGCTGGTGGTGTGTTTTACCTGACAGGTGTAGGTGATTCCCAGATGAGTGACCTTGGCGCCGACGTTGATAGTGGCAGTCGTGGAAGTCCACGCGTTTGCTACTGGGCTCGCCGGATAGGACGCTTGAAGGGTGTGGGCATCGTCGGTGTTTTCCGGTAAAAACGGAGCTTTGCTATTCGGGACTAAGCCCGCCATTGCCCAGCTGTCGTTCGCGAAGCGTCGGAGTTGTGTCGGCTCATATTCGGGATGGGTGAAAAACATCACGTCGTTGATTTGCTTCCATCGCAGCAATGGCAGCTGCCCGCCCGTCCAAGGAATGGCAACCTCCAGATCCACGCCGCCCGATTGCACCGCGCTCCCCGCCGCAAAGACCTTCATCACTCCGCCGCCTAGCGCGAGGATCAAGGAATCATCGCCTTGGATTTCAAATTCGACCAAGCGCACGGTTGAGCCTTTCCCCTTGCCGCAAGACTCGAGGCCCGGTCGCTTGCACACCCCGCCTTGTGGGCGAATGATGAAGTTTTCCAAGCGGCGGCATGCGCTGGTGTATTTCGCAAGATCGGAGCGGCCATCGAGCCAGGGCGACCACTCGCCCCCGTCGAAAGTGAGTTGATGTTTGACGATAGGCATAAAAAATCAGGCTTCCAGTTGGTCGGAGAAGAAATCGCCGCGCACGCCGAGCAAGGAACCGGCGAGGAATTCGGACATTGGGTGGTTTTCGTTGGACTGGGTGTCCTGCCCGTCCGCCGTGCGGGCGGCGGGCAGCGCGTTGCCCTCGTAAAGTTGGCGGAGATCCGCCTCCATCCGCTCGGAACCGGTGATCGCTCGCGCCAGCTTACTGGCCAGTAAGGTGACCAGCGCCTCCACAAACAGCGCGTCGTGGAGCGTGGGAGCGTCTTGGAGTTGCACATAATCCACGCGAATGGATTCATAGCCTCCGGAAACGATGGTACGGGCCCCCGCGATGGTCCGGAAATCAAACCGATCAATCACCGTGCCCTCAGGATTTGTGATGCGGCGCAGCTTCACGAAATCGGCAGGTAGCGGAAACGCCGCCGTCCATCCGGTGAGATCCACTGACGAGGGGGCGGGGGCGTCTAGCGGCTCAGATTCCGCCACGACCATGGCGAAGCTCCAGAAGTGAGCCCGCAGGATTTCCTTGAGCGAGGGCAGATAGTGCAGATTCGCCAGACGGGCCGCTTTGCTGGTCGTGTCGGCAATATCGGTGATCAGGCTTTCCCCGATCTTGGAAAGCGCCATGTTGGCGATGTCAGTCTTGGTCATGGATGGTTTCTAAAAAAAGAAACCCGGCGGGCACGTGGGTTATGCGTGCGCCGCCGGGCGGTTGTTGGGGAGGGGGGAACTAGCAGCTGCCGGGCGGTCAGTAAGTTTGACCATAGACGATCCGGGCGCGGAGCGTCTTCGCCGTGGTGGCAATGGTCAGGTCAGCCGTCGGCACGAACTGAATCCACGATTCCTTGGCGACTACCAGAGTATCCGCCACCTCAGGGATGCACGCGGTTTCCGTGGCAGCGAGGTTGACGACTACGCCGGTGATTTCTTGCACCGCGCTGCCGTCAAGCGGCACGATTTGGAGTTTCCCGGCAATGGTGGCCGTGTGGTCGGTGGACAGCATCGACAAGGACGGGATGATGCGCGAGCCAGCGGGGAGCTTGCCGAAGCGCACGTAATCCGTCGCAGCAACCACCGCAGGCGCGCCCACTGGAATGCTCGCTTTGTCGTCGAGGATTCGCAGGTTTGCAGCGGATTGCGGTGCGTGAGAGCCCGCGCTTGGCCCCTTGATGAGGGCGGCGGCTTGCAGGGCGGCGATAGTGGATAAAACAACAGACATGATATTGGTTCTTTCTGGTAGGGTTAAAGGTTAGATCAGCCGTCCTGTTCGCAGTAGATGTTGACGACGCGGTCTTCGTCCTTGCGGCAGGCACCGGCTTTGATGCGGGAATAGACCTGCACCGCTTGGGACTGCGTAGGCAGCACGTCGATGGAGGTTTTGACGTCATACCAGAAATCCAGATGGACACCGGTATTGATCCACATCGGGCACTCGCGGCGGATCTTGCCACCACCCAGAGAGGTGACCGGCAAGCGTTCGCTGCGCAGGAAGTGGATGCCCATGAAGTAATCGACTTCACCTTCCACCAAGGCTTTCACCTTGTTGTAATCGGCGCTGCCGGTTTGCTCCACGTCGTAAAGCAAGTTGTCGAGCTCGTCTTGAGAGACGCCCATGCAGATCTTGGCCCCGGCATCCTTGCTCTCTTGGCCATAGACTTCGAGTTTGCCGAAGCGGCCCTTGCCACGCACCAGCTTGGCGAGGGTCAAGCCAGTGTTGGCGCTGCCACCGTCGCGGCGGTAGTTGATGGCGATGATTTGCGCGGCAGGCAGCGCAATCGAAGACATGTTGTCCTCGATGCCTTCGAGGTTCGGGCCCAGGATGCCCGCGATGAAGATATCATCGAGCTTGCGGTTGGCAGCGGCCCCGTGCTGGGTGCTGATTTCCCCGGTGGGAGCCACGGCAAGATCGAGTTCTTGCGCGTCATCCTCATCGAGGATGGTGGCAAGGCTCGCTTTGCGGGGGAACAAATAGCGGTGTTCCAAGAGAAGCTCTTGGCCGACGGTCGGCTGAAGCCGTCCGGTGTGATCGTTCATTTCAGCCTTTTGCACCTTGCGGTGAGCTTGGCTCTTGCCAGTGCAGCCGGTTTTGACGGTGGCGTAGGCTTTGAAACGTGATTGGAGTTGTTGGGCGACGTGCTCCATGCCCTCTTGGAACATGTTGCGCGCGGATTGCGGGATGGTGATGGGGATCATTGTCGTAGTTGTTGGAATTCAATTTGTGGCCTCGCGGCCCCGGTGTGAGTTCCGATTGTCCACCTCCGCGCGGGCCTCGTTAGAGGTTGTCCGCCGCCAGCGGGTCGGCTGCTTCGCCTTGCTTCTACGCCTCGCCGCGCCCTCCCTTCAATCACTCTATTCCTTGCCGATACGGAAAAGCGGCGGGCACCCGAAGGCGCTCGCCGCTCACCAATCACACAGGCAGAGAATTCTTAGCCGTCGATCAAGCGTTTCACCTTGGCAATCACCGTGCGGTCACCGTTGTGATAAGCCTCATAGTCCGGGTGTTTCACGTCGCGCATGATCGCGCGCGCTTCCTCCGCACCATTGACAAAGGAATTCCCCGGGGCCACCGCGCCACGCATCGAGGCTACGGCGTCCTCGGACAACATGCCCACGACTTTGCCCAGGAACGAAACCACGGGCGGATGAGAGAAAAGCGAAGCGTCCGCCGGATCGTAACCAAGTGAGGCGACCACGCTTTTGACTTGGCCAATCTTCGATTCGTAGTTGCTGCCCCATTCTTTTTTCAGGGCAGCGGTGCCGTCCTGAATCTGCTTTTCGTAAGCATCGCCGATCAAGCGTTGATTCTCCGCTTCCATTTCGATGAATGTTTGCGTGATCGCCTTCGCGGCGTCGGGCGTGATGCCGTTGGCATGGAAGGCCCCGGCAAAGCGCTTTTCGGCATCTTCTGACCAGGTGAGCCCCTCGGGCAGTGCTTCGGGCTTGAGCTGGTAGCCCTCCGGTGAGTCAGGCAGGCCGACGGGCTTGCGCGTCGAAAACGCGGTTTCGAGATCGCGGTAGCTTTTGGCCATGTTTTCCACGTCCGGCGCGCCATCCTTCCAGAATTTCTCGGGCAGGTAGTCGGGGCGTTCGGCGCTTGGCGCGGGGGTTGGAGTTGGCTCCGGCGTTGGCGTCGGAGTGGGCTCGGGAGTCGGTGCCGGGGTTGGCTCGGGAGTCGGTGCCGGGGTTGGCTCTGGGGTGGGTGTGGGGGTGCTCATGCGTCAGTGGATTCGGGTTTCACCTCTGCGGCGGCCTTCTTGGCTAGCTTCGGCGCTTTCGGCTCCTTGGCTGGCTTCGGTTCGTCTATGGGTTCGTCGGTAGGATCGACGGGGGCAACGCCCGAGCCCGAGCTATACTCGACACGCCCTTGATAGAGTCGGTCAAAGTCCGTGCGGGTGAAGTGCTTGCGGGCATGGTCAACGGCAGCGGGCGAGAGCATGCCTAGGCCGGGGTCCATCGCTTCGCGCACTTCGTGCGGGAAGTCTGGCAGCGGGGCCACGGCGGCGAGCGCTTCGTTGCCGATGAGGATTTTCACCGGGATGCCATGCGCACGCATGAAATGGGCCTTCACCTTGTCGGTGAGGTCGGCGAATTCGGCGCGCAGTCGCACAGACTTGGTGCCGACGTCGTATTTGCCGATGTGCTCATCATCGGCGAAGACATGGCGCATTTGATAGATATGGAGTTTCATGGTTGGTGTTGGTGTTTGGTTGGTTGCATGAGAGAGAAGTTGCGGGGGTCGGATTTGAACCGACATGCTGGAGGTTATGAGGCTCCGGTCTTACCTATCAACGGTCACCCCGCTATTAGAAAATCAATCATCCTCTGCCCCCGGTTGGGGCGTGCGGATGCCCGCCGCTGCGGCGTTGAGGATATCGGAAAACACGGAACGCACGCCGTCTCGGTAAGCTGCGGTGGCCGCATTCATGCCGTCCTCAGCGCTGAACACGCTGCCCATGAAGTTGTGCTTGGCGAGGGCTAGGCGCAGCCATTCCTTGCCGTTGTCGGTCGTGAATAGCTTGCGCGTCAGGCGTTCAAACTTCGCGCCCAGCTTCGCAGCATCCGCTTGTTGTTGGCGGGCCTGGTCAAACAAGGCAAGAGGGTCGGATATTTCGATCATGCGGGCGGTTGTGGAATTTTCAGGCCGACCTTGTTGGCCGCGTCGGCGGCGAGTTGGGCTTGTTCGAGCTCTGCTTGTTGCGCTTGTGCCTCTGCCCGGGCGCTGCGGATTTCCTCCATCGCCTTTGCCTTGCGAATCACGGACTCGGGCACGCCGTCATTGCGGCCGTTGAGGCGCAAGTATTCGTCCACATCGATGTTGTCGAACGCATCCGGGACGAGTTGCGCGATGGCAACGGCACGCTCGACCAAGCGGTCGGCAGCGGCGCTTTCAGATTGGCGGATGGCCAGCGCCACCCGGGATTGATAGACCACCTTGGGCGGGGGCACCTCCGTCAAGCCGTCACGCGTCTTGCGCATCACGGTCTGAGGAATGTCATTCACTTGGCCAAACGCTCCTGCACGGAATAGCACGTTAAAAATCCGCTCCATCGCCACTTGGAAATCCGCCGTAAAGCGCGTGAACGAAGGTGAGAACGGCATAAGCTTTTCAGCCGCCAGCTCGGACACTTCGCGCGCCGTCATCTGCTTTTCCCGCTCGGCGAACATGCGGAACAGGTCGGTGTGAAAGGCGCGGCGGATCGTTTCGCGGGCGTCCTGAAGTTCTTCCAGCAAACCATCGTCGCGGGAATTGGTCAGCCATTCTTGCGGAAGGGATGAAGCGTGACTGGTCGCGCGAAACACCGTGCGGCCACCGGGCCGAGCATCCACATTGCCGATCAGGTTGTCAGGGATGAGCACCGGGGGCACCGCCTTCTTTTGCGCCACCACGCCCAGGATTTGCTTGAGCTTGTTCGCATCGAGCACGGCGGCTTTGACTTGTTCAAAGGGCGCGTAACCATATTGCTGGCGCGAGCCGGTGCGCTTGAGGTAGCGGGAAACCATGTATGGCATTTCCGGGAATCCGCTGCGTTTGAGCACGCTCTTGCCGTCTTCGGCCACCCACACGCTGGCGAATGGCATGTTGAACACATCGAGCTTGGTCTTGTCCCGCGTGATCCGGGGAAACACCGCATGCACCACGTAGTGATCGCCGTTGACGCCCTTTTCTTTGAACTTTTGCCACGAGCTGGCGAGCTTCGCATTGGCGGCGATCACTTCCTCGCCGAATTCCTGTGCCAGCTGGCGGATCGAGTAAGCACGGCGCAAGAACACCGTGTCCACATTGCCCTCCGAATCCTCTTCCACACAGAACGAGCCAATCGGGTGGGATTGAAATGAAATCTTGTTTTCCGCATGAGGCATCGCGCCCAAGCAACACAGCCCGAAGCCGCTGCGGTCCTCAAAGCACTCATTGAGCGAGGTGTGGAAATTCCCCGCAGCCAGGATCGTGCGCGCCTTCTCGCTTTGCTCGTGATACCAGCCGTCCGCTTCATCGCTCTTGATGTCCTCGGGGGCTTCCCAGGCGAACCACTGCGTGCCGGCCGGGGTGATCGCGGAGCTGTGACCGCTCGCCAACACCGAGACGGCCTCAATCGCCGTGGTGTCGTAAAGCATGTTGGCGGTGTTTGTGCCAGATCCCGCGCCAGCCGTGCGCGAAATGTTGCCTTTGCGTGGTAACGCGAAGTCGCTCACTTGCTGCCAAGTGGAATCCCACGGCGCGCGCTCGGCCATCATGCCCGACCAACGCGCCAAAATGGTTTTAGCGTCCTCCATGTTAGCCGCCCAAAAGGGTTTTCTTGCTGCCGCCCTCAGCCGCTGCGGCGGGGGCAAGCAAGGTTGAGGAGTAGCCCGCGCGGCGGCGTTGGCGCTGGCGTTGGTCATCCTCCGCATAAGCCTTGTCTTGCCCGGTCACAGTTACTGGGGGCGGCGGCGGCTTGGGTGCATCAATCTTTTTCGGTTTGGAAAAGCCCATGCCTGCCGTGATACTCGCGCGGCCCGCGCTGCGGCAAGCCGTCGCTTGCTTGCCGATACGGAAACCTTCAGCCAAGCGGGGAGATCACAATGCCGTGCCATGTCTCCGGGTCGCCGAGGCCAGGGATAGGCGAGATCAAACGCCCTTGGCCGTGATTGCTGCCACCATACTTCACTAGCCCGCAATCAATCGCTTCCGCCATGTAGCCCAGCGCATCGCACGGGTGAGACGTCCAATCGTGATAGGGCTTATCCGAGAACATCTTTTTCTTCGCATCATAGGCCGTGTGGTATTCCTCCATCGCCTTGAGCCCAAGCTTGCAGCCCTTGGCGTCGAAGCTCATGGCCGGGATCAAGGAAATGATTCGATGAATCCGCGCGGTCGGGTCGCTGGTCCGGGGCAGCGTCCGCACATTGTGCAGCCCGGCAACCTCCAATTCCTGTTGGTAGGTGATGCCGGATTTTTGGATTGCCGCGCCATCGTGCGGGATGCAATGCCCGGCATAGTCGTAGCCGCGCGCGGTCATGGCCGCCACCCGTTGCGCCGTGGTCCAGTCGGTGGCGGTGTCGCAGTGCAGCACCTTGATTTCATTGCGCAGAAATTGCACGCTCCACACGGCGGTATTGCGCGGGCTGCCCAGGTCCCAGAACGTCCAGACCGGCAGCCCCGCGTCATGCGGCAACGGGCCGATTTGGTCTTTCGCCCGGATCTTGGCCAGTGCTGCCGCATAGATCGCCCCTTGCAAGGCAATCGCGAAGTCGCACTCCCATTCCTGAAGATAAATCGGCTCCGGCGTGCTCGCGCGGATGTCACGCAATTCCTCCGGGTCGATAATCCCGCTCTCGCTCGCCCTCAGTATCAGTGAGAACCAATTACCATCCTCGTTTTCCTCCGCCTTCTTGTGCGTGTCAAAGAACGAATTCTTGCCTTTCGGGGTGCCGATGAACGTTGCCCAGCCCTTGTAATCGGTGAGGCACGGCCGGATCACCTCATCCCATGCACGCGGGTCGATGTCGCCGCTCTCGTCGATCACCACGCCGTCAAAATAAAGCCCGCGCATCCGCTCGTAGTTGTCGCCCGAGTAAAGCCGGATCGTCCACTTGTCCGGCAATCCTAGTGTGAGCTCGCTCTTGTTGATTTCAATCCCCGGGATCTTCGAGGCGTAGCGGACCAGATACGCCCATGCAATGTCCTTAGCTTGGTCGCGCGTCGGCGCGATGTAGGCATACCGCAGCGGCGGACCGGGCCGCTGGTGCGTGTTCGCGCGGTGAATCAGGTCCTGAATGCAGCAAAACGTTTTTCCGCCGCGCCGGTGCACCACCAGGCACGCCCAACGCGCCACCCGCTTCAGGTAAGCCCGGAATTGCTTGCGCGGCACGATCTTGATTTTCACCTTCATTCCGCGTCGTCACCCCCGATGGTTACTTCGATGTCCACGCTCCCGCTATGTGCCACGTCGAGCTTGTCGCCGTAGCGTTTCGGGTCCCACTTCGAGAGCAGCTTGAGCCGCGTCTCAATCTGCAACTTCCGGTGCCCCAGCATGTCGCCGCGCTTGATTTCGGTGCCCCACTCCTTTTCCACCTCTTCCATTCCCAACACCGGATTGTCGGCGATCCGCAGGCACTCGGCCGCGATGGCGTCGTATCCCTCAATCCGCGCGCGCGCGATGCTGGCGGAAAACGTTTCGTCCGCCCCCATCCAATCGGTAACGGTTCTAACAGCAGGCATGCGCGGGGAGCGGCAGATTTCGGCCATCGGTTCGCCCTTGGAAAGCCGTTCGCAAATCGCCGCAGCAGTGGCGGGGGTGAACTTGCTCGGGCGTCCGCGCTTCTTGGCGGGTTTTTTGGCGGAGGGTTTGGTTTTCGCGCTCATGAATGCGGGGTGGATTGGGCCACCATCGGTGGGGCGAGCGCGAGGGAGAGTATTTTTATAAACTCATCGCGGAGGTGCGCCTCGTGCATGGCGAGCGCGGTTTGCCGTTGGCGGGCGGAATCCACGGTTTGCCAGGTGCGGTTGAACGCCCGGGCGACCATCTGCATCGGGATACCTGCCGAGCAGCAAACCGCCATGGCGAGAACGCGGGCGGCAGCCGTCGGCGGGCATTCGCGGGTCGGGCTCAGAATTGCGCGCCACTCGATGCGGCGTTCATCGGCCACGGTTTTGACCACCCGCTCAATGAGCACGCGGGCCGTGGTGATAGATTGCGCGCGGCGGTCAGCGAATGCGCAGGGCGGGGCGTCTTGCATGGCCCATGGACTAGCAGGTTGTGGCAGCCGTGTCATCGAAATATCGCAGGAAATGTGCATTTGTAATTGATTTGTGATTTTGGGCAGGAAGTCGGAGCGGGTGTGAGTCAGCCCTCTTGCTCGCATCGTCAAATCATGATGCGATAATGTCATTTTCGCCCCGCGAGAAATCCCCGCAGATGGTCGAGAGCCCATGACCACCCATGCGAAGCGGTCTTGCGGCCATCGGGTGATTCCAGCGTGATCCGGTCGATTCTGTCTCCAATCCGCACCGTCCAGCGCCGGACTTTGCCGGATCGAAAATCGGTCCATTGTAGGCATCCTAAAGCGTCCCCCTGCTTATGCGGTAGATTCTCCGCGTCGGATTCCGCTATTTCACGGAGGCGTTCGGGCAGGTCGAGCATCCGCCGTTCAGATTGAGCGCGTTGGGAGGCTTTGCCCATTGCGCTGAATCTGAGTCGCTTACGCTCGGCGCGTTGTTTTCGATAGCTTGCCACGGGTGTTATAATAACGTGTTCTGCATAAAGAGATCCGCATCGAGTTCGGCCTGCAGTCGCCGCCTCGCGGTTTCAAAGTGCTTCGGGTCGCGCTCGATTCCCACGAAGGGGCGGCGGGCGCGGATAGCGGCGATTCCCGTTGTCCCCGTCCCCATGAAGGGATCGACCACGGCACCGGGCGGCATGAGTTCCATCAGCTTTGCCATGAGCTTGTCCGGTTTCACCGATGGATGGCCGTGATCGTCGTGGTAGTTCGGCACCGCGATCACGTCGTTTTTCAGCGCGGGGATGTTGTAGAAGAGGATCGGTTCCCAGTTGTTGAAGCCTTTCAGCTTTCCATTCCGTTGCGTCGATCCTTGGCGCACCCATGCGCCTATCCAGTCCGGCGTCGGATAGTCACGCATCCCCACCACTCCGCAGAAGGTGGCCACGGGCGAAGTGCCAGCCAGCGGCAGCCAGTTCGGGATTTCCTCGTCCCAGTCCGCTTTCTTCATGCCATAGGGCGGGTCGGTGATGATGACGCCGAGTTGCAGCGTCGGGAGGATTTCCATGCAGTCACCCAGGAACAACACCACCGAAGAATGCAGAACAAGACGCTGCATGGAACGCCGAGGAGCGTCCTTGTCGAGTTCGAGAGTCTTGGGGTCGGCGTCCATGAGCTTAAGCGTTCGCCAGACCAATAATATCCCCCTCTTCGTCAAACTCGAAGAGATGATCGCACTCGTCCCACCTCTTCTCTTCTCGGATACACGCAGCTTCAGCCCGCCTCATTTCATCGCGGTCATCAGTGGCGGTAGATACCATCATCGCGCCCTCCCATTCCGCGAAGGATGCACGGTATTCTTCGACCGTCCGTATTGGCGGCAAAGGCGAACAAATCGTCACATCCAACCCCTCATCACGGGGTTGTTCAACGGTTTCTGGCTTCGATTTTATTTCTTGGTTTGGCATAGTTTCATTTCTTCGGTTCGGGGTGGATGGACTCGGCGTTCTCCAAGAGATTTGCTACGGCGGCGCGTGGAGTATCTCCGAAGCCTGCGACCGACTCTTGCAGGTTTACGAATCCATCGAGAGTCGCGCACCATGCGTTGCCGTCGAGATACACATTGACCTGCGTTTGCCACCAATCAGGAGCCGTGCCTGCGCTGCACGCGAAGTTGCCCGCGGAGCTTGGGCAATAGTCGTTGTGACATGCCCAGCCGCCGCCGTAGGTCGAAGTTGGACTTCCGCAGTTTGGGCATGGCCCGCGCATGAAGTGGCTCGGAGCGTGATTCCAAGAGTCCCAGCGGATTGCTTCACCGAATGCCCATCGGTACTTTCCAGTGTCATACACCTTACCCGGAACAAGATGGAGAACAAGTCGCGGCAGATCAACCGCCGGGACGTTCGTAGTTTGGACGGTTTCCGCCGCCTCGGGGTCTTGTGGTTTATCCATGATTTTTCGTGCCGGAGTCCGGCGGTGTCTGCGCTATTGCGTTCTGCTTTTTAAGGTGAGCTTGCCACGCTTTGTATGCCCAAGGTCGGAGAATTTCCTCGGTGATCGTTTCCCCTTCGGCGTGGTCGAGGAGCCAACAAGCGAACCATTCAAGTCCGCTATAGAACTCGCCGCCAACCGCAGAACAAGTCGTCTCATCCAACCCCTCATCTGGTGGCTCTTCGTCGTCTTCCAGCATATCAATGAATACATCTTCACTCATGGTCGTTTGGCTTCTATTCGGTGTGGATGGACTCAGCGTTCGTTTTACAAAAGGCGTTTGATAATCGGGAGCATAAGACCAATACAGATCGGTCGCCACCATTCAAGATCGCCGGGGCATTTTGCCAGCCACAGAACGGCAGCAATGCAGGCGATCAGTGCGATGGATTCCAAAAGAAAACGAACAAGGCGTCTCATCCAACCATCACTACGCTGAGTGTCGGCGGGGTCTTCTAGGTGGGGATTGCGTTGTGTGTATTGCATAGTTTTGTGTCAGTGATGGTGGATGGACTCGACGTTCTGGGAAGAGATCACTTGCGCGTTGTTTTCGATAGCTTGCCACGGGTGTTATAATAACGTGTTCTCTGCCTGACTGTCGGGCTTCCCGTCAGCGGTTTCGGCAGCGATTCTTTGGCTTTCAGACGCAAGCGCGTCGGACTCCGCCATACAAAAGAGTCCGCACGATACAGCGAAGTCAGGCCCGGTCGGGTCTCCCTCCTCGATCTCGTCAAGATAGATTTCGGAGCGCACTCCTTTGCGGGTGATCCGGTTGATGGCCACGCCGAACTCGCGTTCGTATCCCGCGATCCGCCAGTAGATTTCGGGGAAGTGTTTTCGGGTGCGTTTCCAGTAGTTGATATTGTCGCGGGCTTTCACGCACCCGATGCAGTTGTTGTTGAGGAAGCCCAGCAGATACATCAGCGGCAGCGCGATTCCCTGCCGCGCCAGAATGCCGAAGCAGTCTTCCTTGGTGAGGTGTTTTTCCACCAGCGGGCATTCGAGGATTCTTTCGGTGTTGAGAGCCTGCCACTGAGCCACGCGCCGCCGTTCGGTGGCGGTGTATCCGTAGATTTCCACGTCGCCGACTCGCCACACCTTGTCACCAGGGGTGCGCTTCATCTCCCCCGTGCATGGCGCTCCTTGATGGCTGACTAAGAACCGGCGAGCCTCGAACACTTCCCATGTCGTGTCGTATTTATCCGACTTCAGGATTGTCACCGGCTTTCCGAACCACGCTTCGCATTCGCCTATGAAGCGGAGATTGTCGGGATGTTCGGCACCGGGATTGGTGTAGTAGATTTCCACGGCATCTCCGTATTTCTCGATTGCCATCTTCGTGGCCACCGCAGACGCGGCACCGCAAGAGAATCGTGAGATCACCCGGCCTGAGCGACGAAGAGAAGAGATGCCGGAAGATGACGGCAGAGAACAAGAGATCGCTGCCAATGACTCCCGCGAGGGAGTCGGTGACGAGGCGGAGTTGTAGGGCGCGGGATTCATGGCAGGATACTGACGTTCTCCAGATAATGTCCCGCGATTCCGCAGGCTTTCAATTTGGCGGCACATTCGCTGCCGTAGGCTATCAGCACGCTTGGAGCGCCAGCGGTGCCGCCGCGTTTCCCCTCCTTCGTGTAGAAGTTGATCCGTCCTTTCACCCAGAGGAATGCGCTGGCATGTTGCCACACCCACGGGAAGAATGCTTTCGTTTCGGTGCGGGCGAAGATGAGCGCGATTCCGTCGCCGTGATTGGCCAGCCTCCGCATCCACCGCTCAGTTTCGTTCCCGTATGGCGGGTTCATCCACACGCGGCCTTCCCATGGCTTCAGTAGTCCATTGTCGGCCATGGTGTAGTGCTTCGCGGCGGTGTCCCATGGGCGGGGCATTGGCGAGCATGGGTCCAAGTCGAACGGCCCAAGTGCGCGGATGATTTCCGGCGGTGTCAGCCAGTCTTCTTTCCCGGTAGTCCGGTCATGCGCGAATCCAATATCCAAGACGGCCTGCGATGGAGAACAAGTCGCTGGTGGACAACCGCCTTCTGCGGTGTCTTCAAGTTGTAGGGTATCAGGAGTTTTCATACTTCGTTGGAGTCTTGTGTCTGCGGATTTTGGGGGAGTAGCGGAGATGGTCATTGTTTGGAGTCGGCTGGTTGGTTCATGCCCACGGGCCGGATTTGCTCATCGTTCACCAGAGATTTCAGAGCTGTCGCCAAGAGCCGCGCCGATTGGCGGGCGTCGGCCAGTGGCTCATGCGCCGGGAGTTCATGTGGAAGTCGCTCGTAGGTGGCCATCGGGTCCATTCCCGCAGCGAGCATGATCGACGCGATCTCGTGCATTGGATACGGACCATCCCAGTTGCGGGAACCGTCATCCCGGATGCACGCGCTCACGAATGACGCTTCGACGGGCCAGCCGCATTCCACGAACATCCTCGCCTTTTGCTCCACGGCTTTCATCCACTCATGCCAGAAGGCATCGCGGACACCTCTGGGATTGGTGATATTCTTCGATGCCGTGCTTTGGGTCACATTCGCCATGACCCATTCACGATCCGAGAACTCGCCATCGGCGCGGTCTGGATGACAGTGATAGGCGAACTCATGGAGCGGCGATCCGTCTTCATCATAGATTCCCCCGGCTACGGAGAAGGCTTGCCCGTGAAGGCCGATAGATTCCACGTCGAACACGAAGAATGGTACACAAGTGCCTGATCCCAACGGGGACCGCTCTGTTGTCGAAGTTTTCATTTTGTTTGGTAGTTTGATTTGATTGCGGAGTGGCGTTGTCCGCCGGTCCCTCCACTTGGACGTTATGCCAAGAGATCGCGCTGAACGGTTTGCACGCGTCGGTTGGCGGTTTCACAGTGATCCGCATCCCGTTCGATGCAGACGAAGTGCCGGTCGGTCATGCGAGCCGCTTCGGCCAGCGTGCCACTCCCAGCGAAGGGATCGAGGATCGTCCCGCCAGGCGGGCAGACGACGCGGCAGAGTTGCGCGATGAGATCCACGGGCTTTTGCGTTTGATGCTCCTTGTCGTCGGCTCTCACGCGGTTGCACCGCAGCACGTTCGCGGTTCCCTTGTTGTGGTATTTCGGGCTTCCGGCGGTCATGTGCATCACCAGTTCATGGCAGGCACGGAAGCCGTTCCCGAGTCCCATGTTGCCCTTGTCCCACACGATCAGGTTTTGATACCGGAAGCCTGCGGATTCCACGGCGGGAATCAGGTTCGGGATCATGCGCCAATCGCAGAAGATCAGCAGCGATCCCTCGCCTTTCAGTAGCCGCATGGATTCCACCGCCATTTCACGGATCAGCCACACAAGGCCAGCGGTTCCCATGTTGTCCCCCACGAACCATCCGAAGTTGCGGATATTCTCAGAGCGTAGCCCTTGCCCTTTCGCTGCCGTCCGTTGCGCTTCACCCACGGAGCCGGAGCAGTAGGGCGGATCGGTGATGACCGCATCGATGCAGCCATCAGGCATCCCGCGCATGATTTGGAGACAGTCGCCGTGCAGGATTGTATCCACCGGCAAAGAGGCATAACAAGAGTCTGATCCCAACGGGGACTCGCCTTGCTGTTCAAGTTCAGGGGTGGTTATCATGATTTTTGAGGTGTCGGAGTGGCGCTGCCGTCCCCGTGGGATAGGCCAGCGTTCTCGGAATAAACCCACCCTTCGTTTCCGGCGGATTGCAGTATTGCCAGAGCTTCGCATTGCGCGGCGATTAGCTCGTTACCATCTGCCACGGTGATCGGCTGGACCAATCCGCATCGCTCGTCGGTAGCGCGATCCTGACACGCGACATAAACGTCAGCGGCTTCATAGAGCCTGCGGAGGGCATTCAAGACCCGCGAATAAGTCGCTCCTGAGCAACCATCACCGGCCTCCTGTTGTGGTGAGTCTTCGGGCTTCGATGTATCATTTTCGGTTTGCATAGTTTTTCGTGGTTAGTGGTGAGGGTGCCAGAGCTAGTCGTTCTCGGAAGAAATCCGTTTCCGGCTGGCCCGCTCATCTCGGCGGCGCATCGCTTCGGCGAACTTCGCTCCCCATGCAGAGATTTCCCCGGCGAGGTGCCGATATTCCGCAACATCCTCCGGCGCTTCCGATCCGCTTTTCACTCGCTCTAAAATGTCCGCGAGCATTTCCTTCGCAGTCACGCTTTCGAGCTGCTTGATTCTCTCGTGTTGGCGGATGCTGTGAGCCTGCGCACGGTTGCGCTCAGCCATGAGCTTTTCCACCATCGGCGCACGGTCTTTCAGATCCGGGCGGGCGGCGATGATCCGTTTGATTGCGACCTGGTTGTCGTGGTTGGCTTTCCACATATCGCGTTCGACTTCGGCTCGGGCGGCCATTTCTACCGCGCATTCCCATTTGTTCCTCCAGCCCTGTTCATGGCACTCGGAAGACCGAGAACAAGGCACTGGAGAGGAACCGCCTTCAGCGGCTTCGTTGAGTTGTGGGGTAGCATTCATTGATTTTCTTTGGTGGAGGTTTCCGTCGGCGGTCCCTCAGTTTTGGCGTTCTGCCCAAGACCGAGGATGTATTCGGCGTCGATTTGCAGGACGAATAAGAGCGTCCAGAAGTTTTCAAGGTTCGGCATTCTTCGACCTGTTTCCCAATGCGATATTGCAGCGGCGGGTAACCCCGTCCGCTTTGCAAGGTCGGCTTGCGACCATTGGTTGAGTTCGCGTGCCTCGCGTAGTCGTGAGCCTGTGAACTTTCGGTCAAGGAAGAATAAGACATGGGAGGCAACGCCTCGGGGGTATGTTTTCGGATCGTAGCTCATTTGTGGCGTGCCTCCATATTGGCGTTCAAAACGGTAAATCTTCCCCGTCGTCGTAAGTGGCGGGTTGGCTTGTTGGCGCGGGCGGCATGCCTGGGGAGGTGCTAGGCTGGCTGTAATGGGGATTCTGGTATCCCTCCCGGTCGGATGGAGGAACGCTGTCACGCTTCGGTTCGATCAGGTGCATGCTCTCGCACGTCACCTTTGTTTTCCGTTGCTTCTTACCAGATTTGTCTTCCCATTCCTCCTGCGAGAGGTGGCCTGTGATGCCCAGTCGGTCGCCCTTCTGGACGGCCTTCTTTGCAAGGTCGGCTGTCGCGCCCCATAGCGTGACGCCAACCCACACGGTTTTCTTATTTTCTCCCCATCCGTCATCCACGGCCAGCGTGAGCTGTGCCACGGACTTGCCGCTGGGGGTGTATCTCAATTCTACTTCGCCGCCGACGCGGCCGATGATGTTTACGTTGTTCATGCGTGTTCTATGGTTGAGGCTTCAATCAGGCGGCCCATGAGAGGCGCGCCTCGGTCGCGGGTGAGTTGGTTGCTGGCGAGCATTTCGAGCGGGCTCGTGTTCGAGGTCCAGAGTACTGGCAGATCATGCGTCTTGCGGTGATCGAGCACGCCGAAGAGGTAGCGCTCGACGGCTGGTGTCCATGTGTTCTTGCCGATGTCGTCGAGGATCAGTATCCCCGCGTTGCGGCAGCGCCCCATGTATTTCTGTGCCTCTTTGGCCTCCGGTCGGTCACCGCGCATGTCGTCAACCCTATCCTGAAACTCAACGGCCGTAGTCCACACCAGTCGGTGGCCGGCGAGAATCAGACGCTTGGCGAGCAGAGCAAGACACCGGGTCTTGCATTCCCCCGCCCCGCCGACGATTCCAAGCCATTTCAGGCGTGACGGTTGCCAGGCTTCCACACGGAGCCACAGCCCCGCATTGAACTGCGGATGGTTGATCCGGGTCCGGATCATTTCAGGCGGTATCGAGTCGAGCCGGGCCTCGCGGGCCGATAGCTCGCGCTGCCGCTCCAAGTGTTCTTTCCGCATGCGCTCGTCATCGGCTTCACGGGCCGAGCACTCGTCGCATTGGTTCGCGCGGACTATTTTGGGAAACAGGCGGGCGAGTTCCGCAAGCTCTTCGCTCACAGGTTTTCCACAGGAACAAAGCCCGGGCATGGCTGAAATGGTTGTGCTCATTGGGATATCAATCGGTGATGGTTGAGGCGCGTCCGCCCAGTAGCTTCTTGGCGTCTTCGATGCTCATCTGCCCCTGGCCGTTGGTTTGGTTGCCCTGCCGTCGTAGGGTTTCCGGATCGTCCCGCCAGCGTGTGGCGCGAAAGAAGGCTTCGGCGCTGGGCACATAGCGGTTGAGGTGTCCGCTGGGCAGCGTGCGGATCACCGCAGCTGCGGCCCGGGTTCCCGCTAGCATCGCCTCGAAGTCTTCGCCATCCGCCAAGTGCTTGGCGATGATGGCCAGAGCCTCGGCGGTTTTCTCGCGGCGGGGATAGGCATCGACGATAGATTTCGGATCTCCCGCCGGAGGCTTCGCAGATGATTTTTCCTCGCCCGCGCTCTCTCTCTCTATTCCCTTCCTTTCCTTTCCTTTCCTTTCCGTTTCGGCGATTTTGAACCGCTCGGTTTGTGGTGGGTTGTCCGATTTGAAACCGGGTGGTTTTGTTTCGGTTTCGGGATTGGTTTCCTTTTTCGGTCTCCCTCCTTTCTTTCCATTCAACCGATTGGTTTGCACTTCGGTTTCCTTTTCGATCGGATAGAACGCAACTATTAGACTGCCTTCGCTCCATGTCCAAAGGTCGGATTCCGTTTCCACTTCACGTTTGGTAACCCGCACCAACTGTTGCCACTTCCGATCTTTCCAGTCGCGGCAGTTGTCGATCACTCCGCCATTCTCCTGGCCGATGCAAAAGCGCAATAGTTTGATCCATGCTGCTTGATTCATCGGTTCCTCGCCCACAAACTCCGGAGAGTCGAGCACGCTGCTGTGTAAGTTGAGCCATTCCATAATTAAAATTCTTCGGTTTCCCATCCGCCGCCATCCTTCTTAGCCCGGGCTTTCACGGCGATGAACCGGAACGGGTAGAGGTCGGCGGCAATCTTGATCTTGGCCCTGGCGTCATCTTGCCAGAACCCCTTTACTTCGTGCATTTCCAAGTGCCCGCTCGCCAACATCACTGCGAAGTCCGGCGAGTAGAACGTGTTATCGGCGAGGCGTAGCTTCACTCCCTCAAACTTGAACCAAGCCACCTCACCAGCATGCTGGAGAAGTTTCAGACGGTCGGCATAGGCCTGCTCGGTTTTGTTCAGCTCGCCGGTCTTGAGACGGCCGAGGGCAAAGTTGCGTTTTTGAAAGCGGTTCATGACAGCGCGAGTTCTCTCGCCTCCTTCCCGAGAAGCATCGGCATGATCTCAGCGCGGCGGCTGCCGTAATAGATCACGAAGCGGTCGAGCGCGTCGGCCATTTTTGCCGTGTAGGCCTCCGGTTCGCAAAGCGCGATGGGCATCGCCATTCCCGGACAGTAGCTGGCGAAATACCAAGGGATTCCCAGTGCTGCCATGGAGAAATGCACCTGCGGAAAGTAGGTTTTCGGCAAACCGCCTTCGATCACATACGCGGCGTGGTTCTTGGCCATCGGGCATTTCAATTCGAGACCGGCCACCAGAATTCCGTCTCGATAGATCAAACCATCCGGCGAGCATCCAACGACTCCACCGTAGCGGTTTTCATTCGTCACGAATCCAACCTCGGTCACCTCCAACCCCATGACCCGGGTGAATTCGGCGCGGGCGTCCGCTTCCAGTTCGTTGCCCCGTTCGGTGTGCGCATTGCCCATGAACGCAGGCAGCTCGTCGGGCCTGATGCATTCCGCCGTTAGCTCGATCGCATAGGAATCCCACTGACTCGAATCCTTGCCGGTGGGGGTTAGGATTTTCTCAGCGTTCGATGCGGTCACACGTCCCTTGCGAGCGCGGAACCATTCCTCGGATTGCTGAATCATTTCGGGCCAGATCTTCATACGCCCTCCTTTTCTGCAAAGTCTACCCACTTGGCCACGATTGCGGCCATGTTAGATAATCTCGATTCAAGTTTTGCGAACTCCTCCAAGGCATCATTCGCAACCATGGCGGCACCGCAAACGTTGTCGTCGTTCGTGTCTGAAATCGCCTCGCGGAGCAATCCGGCAATCGTTCCAATTTCTTCGATCACGCATGGGATTTCCCATCGAACGTCATTAAGCATGTCAGAGCAGATCGGATCATCGTCTCCGCAATCGCAGCGATCACCCTCGCATGTTGGAAGATGTGATTTCATGCGGTTGCACCCTCCTTCGTGTTGATTTCCTTCCAGAGCGCGTTCACGCCGCTGCCGAATGCCGCGATGCGCTCCTTATTGGATTGATGCGTCAGGCGCTCACGGTGCTCTTTGATGAGGGCAAACGCGGCGATCACCGTCGCCGTCATTTGCCGCCACTCATCCGCCTCGCTGATGATAACCTGCTGCGCCACTTCCGCTTGAAACGGCACCACGTTGGCCGTGTTCCCTACCGGGATGCTGCCGATCTTCGGCGGAGCGGGCAGATTGTGCGGGTTCATCTTGTCCACTGGTGCAGGCGCGGTGGCCTTGGCGAGTTCCGCCTGTGCCTTCGCCGTTTCGGCGCGGGCCTTGGCCGCCTCAGCTTCCAGCAGGCGCTTTTCCTCCGCCGCTCGTTTGGCCTCGAACCTGCGGCGAAGTTCCGCTTCCAGTCCCTCGGGTTTTTCAAGTTCCAGCGTTCGCCGGTCCATCGTCATATCCGTGCCGTGACCGCGCTCGAACGTGTCGAGGATCTCCCGGCATTTGGCGATGAGCACCTGTTGAGAGGACGCGTAGATCCGCAGCGCCGTCCGCATGCTGTCGAGCGTCCGCTTGCCCTTGATCTGGGTTTGCAGGCCGGGGAGGTAATGTTTCCGCACAAGGCCCGGATCGATGCCCATGGCGTGGAACGTCTCGGCCGCTTCTTGGATGAGCTCATCCTTCACCTCGTCTTTCCGCTTCGCGATGAGCTTTTCGAGCTCGAGGCGCGGGGCGCGGATTTCTTCCGCCGTGTCGTTCAGCCCGTCCACTAACTCTTTCAACTTGTCATCGAAGGCCTGAAGTGCGGCGGCCCTGACGGTTTCCTCTGCGGCCTTGAGGGCTTTGCAGTCGATTTCCGCCTGTCCGAATTGCTCGTCAGTCTGAAGATCCCGGTTGATGTTACTCAGAGCCTCGCGCACCAATTCGCGGAACTCTGGCAGATTGTTGGTGATGATTTCACCGCGTGCTTCGACGGTGAGGGGAATGATACTGAATGCGTTTTTCATAAGTGTGTCGTGTGTTCGGTTAGGTTTGGGAATTACATCAGGGTTTTGACCTCGGCTTGCTCGTCACCCCACGGGGCGTCCGACATGCTGGAGAGGTCTTGCGGGGCGGCTTCCTCCGTTTGAGCCGTGCCAGCGGCTTCTTTCGGGGATTCTGTTTCGAGCTTTGCAAAGGGATCGATCACCTTGCCGTTGTTCTCACTTTGAGCCCTGACTTTTACAGGTGTCACATCGCGCAATCCCGGCGTGTCTGCGGCTTCATCCTCATCCGTGATACCAGAGAACCCGAATGCGTAGCGGGCGCATTGCATCAGCGCCTTGTGGCGCAACATCCGGTGTTCCATCTTCCACGGATCGGTGCCGCGCTTGCACTCCGATAGATGCTCGGTAACAGAGATTGGCCGATTGCGGTCTTTGCGCCAGAGCTTGCAGGTGATAGCCTCCAGCTTGCCAGCATCGCTATAATGCTCGTCAAACTCCATGCCGTCCATTGCCGGGTGTCCGTTTACCATGGAAACCCATCCGTCGATCGACACGACGGGGACGATGCCGCCGCCCTTGGCCGGGAATGCGTATAGCTCTTTGAGAAGTGGATTGAGTCCGTAAGTATTGGCGACCACGACAAGGGCAAGAAGTTCCTCATCAGTGGCGTTTTTGAATACGGTTGCCTTGAGCGTCTGATGCAGCTTGGCCGGATCGACGTTGATTTTGGCGGCCATGACGGCCAGCGCAGAAACCTTCGGTTGTTGTGTTGTCAGTTGTGTGTTCATTGTGTGTGCTTGTGTGTTAGGAGAGATAGGTGATGGCGATGATCGCCAGTAGAGAGAGCGCGCATGCGGCAATCACGCGGCCCGCCATGATCATTTTGCGTTCGCGGCGTTCCATTTCGGTGTAGCGTTTCATGGTTGGAGTCCGGGGCAGAGGTGGAGGTGGGCGATGATCAGATAGACCACGACGTTCACGGCAAGGCAGATGGCGAGGGCGACTTTCACCGCGCACCTCCATCCGCTAGAGATAAATTCCCGGCCTGTTTTTGTGTTCGGTAGGACTGCGGCTCGCGGATGTCAGCCCGCTCGGGAAAAAGTTGCAGCGGCGCGAGAATGGCGTTGGCCAGCTCGGCGGCCTCCTCGGTCGTAATGCGCGAATTGGCGACTAGCGCCAGCATTTCGCACGATTCCTGCCACGCCTGGTAAAGGTCCGCGCGGATCTTTTCGCACGCGGCGAGGGTGATGGTGTCAGACGTGATGTTCATGCCAGTGACGCGGGGGATTTTTCTTCGGAAAGCAGCCGTTCGATTTCCGCTGCTGGCACTCGGATCGCGCCGATGTCGGGCACCCTGCGGATCGTCCCGGCCTGAATCCGCATATAGACCGTGCGCGCTGAGACGTTCAGCTCCTTCGCCGCTTGCGCCACGGTGCGCGGCTTGCGGTTCGCCTTGCCGCCTTCCAGTCCGGCAATCACCATCGCGGCAATCTCCTTCAGCTGGTCTTGAGGCAGTCTGACTTCGAGGACAGTGCTCATGCCGGCCTCCTTCCTTCGTTCTTGGCTTCCCCATCTGCATTGCCAAGCTCCACGGCGGCCACCTTTTCAAGGGCCTCGTTGAGTGCCTGGATCGGCGGCAATTGCAGGCGGGCGGATTTGGCCAGTAACCAGTCCCGTGTCCGGGGACTGAGGTCGGCCAACGTGATCGGTAATGTCAGGGTTGCGCTCATGTCGATGCACAAAAAGTGCATTGTTTTAATGCACTCACAAGATAAAAATGCATAATTTTATGAAAAAACTTTCAGTACTGCATAAAACCGTGTATTAAAACGGCATGGACACGTCCAAAGAAGGCATCAAGGCATGGCTTGCCGACTATTCTGATAGGGATCGCACTTGGCTTGCTGAGAAGTGCGAAGTTGAAAAACGCACCGTGGATAATTGGCTTTCCTCTCCACAGAACATCCCCTCGAAAGCCATCCTCATCATTGAAGGCTTGATGCGGGCCGATGCAGA